TATCCAAACTTTAGCAAATATCTCTTTAATTTCTGCTTCGTAAATTTCCTGAGAACTATAACATTCGCTGCTAATATGTTCTACTGATGGTTCTGCTAACCAATTCTTATGATCCCTCGATGCCATGGGTTTCTCCAACAGGTAATTCGTCTTCTGGCTTCATAAATTTCTCTAGGTTTTTACCCTGAGAAAGTATCTTATGTTTGACATAAGGCATGTCTGGTGCTTTAGATTTATCATTATGATAATTGATATGAGCTGTTCTTAGCTCCTCAATAAACTCAGAATCATATCCACCATTATCATCTGCAGTAACAAATTCATCAAATCCAGACATCTCGATATACTTAAATTTGATATCATGCTGACGCTTTTCTTTAGCTATACGCCGTAGGAAAGCAAACCAAGAGATCTGTGTAAAGTATGCAAATGCATTGGGTTTACCAGTACGTGTAGCAGCCTCTACATTATAGTTATTGATTGCTTTGAGACAATTCTCGACTGCATCCATAACCATCTCATCACGATAGGAATATCGAATGAAATTAGACTTATGAGATAAGCCCTCAGATATCTTCATAAAGCATGTGGCAATATAATCTGTAACAACCGGGATGGCTGATTCAGATGCCCTTGCCTCATTTGCTGAAGTAACATACTCCACTACAGCATTAGAGAAATCTCTATTATTTACATAATGTTCTTTTTGATTCTTCTTCATGGTATATCACCTAATTTCATAGTCTATGTATATTATACTACATATCAAGGTTAATTGCTACTGTTATTTTATTTATATTTTATTTATAAAAACCTGTTGCCTTTTCCTCATTTATGCTATATAATAATACTATGGTATGCGGAAAGGCCCACACGGGATAAAAGCTTTACAGCTTTACTTCGTATATCTGGTACTTAAACTTCTCTTTACTGTATATCTTAACCCTCTCTGCTCCATGGGTCAGTGTGTAATTCTTACGCTTCTTATGATGCAGATCATCAGTAATATCGAATAGGAATGTATCAGAGCCATCGTCGGATTTACGTAGACCTCTTCCTACAGATTGTAATACCCTTATCTGGCTCTTGCTCGGAGAAGCAAATATAATATTATGGATGTTCCTTATATTTATACCTGTAGAAAATACACCATATGAAGCTACGATAATAGCATTCTTTTGGCTCTCGGTTACTTCCCTAATATTTTCTCGAGCATCAACTCCTGTAGCACCGGATACGAAGAATATCTTTCTCTTCTCATGTGCAGCCTTTCTTATAAGATCATGCAATACCTTACCATGCTTCTCTACATATTGAAATAATACTAATGTGTTACCGTCCTGATCTATAGCAAGATTCCTAATAAAATTATTTCGCTTGGCATGCCTTACAATATAGTCCATCTCTTCTACGTAAGTATTTTTACCAAATGCTTTACACTCATCCTCTGGATACTTCAAAATTAGCATTTGTATATCAAGGTTAGCTATATCATCATTATCCATTAAATTCTTAGTAGTGGTTACCTGCTTAATAGGTCCAAATAAACCTTGAAGCGTAAGGGCATTGGTTTCCATACCATCTAATGTACCAGTAGTACCAATACGATATTCTGCATTATATAGTTTAGTCATAATAGCTGTGAGGGATTTAGCTTTAAATTGATGTGCCTCATCTCCAATGACCATACCAAAATCTTCAAACCATCCAGCTCGTAATTTATATATCGATTGCCAGGTTGTTATTATTACTCTAGATGAGAATACTTCTTTCTCTTTACCTGAGTATATCTTATGCGATGGGAAGTATTCACCATTATAATCAGAGAAGTCTGAAGCTAATTGCTCTACCAGAGATGTAGTAGGTACAATAATTAATATATTCTGATTACGATTATCGAGGAACCATCGGATTAACTTATAGATTATTAACGATTTACCTGAGGCTGTTGGTGAAAGTAATACAGCTTTCTTCCTCTCTAATGCATGTTGGAATGCTGTAATCTGGTAGTCTCTTGCTGTAATCTCATTAACACCAGCTCTCAGATTAAGACTCTTAGCGTATTCAACACACTCTTCAATAGGAATATTCTCATATGAATCAGGTCGGCCATAATAATCTGAATCAATACATTCTACAGTATAATTACGGGCTTTAGCAAATTCAACAACATACTCATACAGACCAGCATACAATTCTCTTGTTCTAGAATTAAATAGTCTGATCTTACCATCCCATACCTTATTCTTAAATGCAGGGGTGAACTTATAATTTGGTACAAAGAATGTAAAATGATCTACCAATTCATTGGCAATACTATAGTCGCATTCTATATTAATGTATACGTAATTCTTATTATTAATAACTATATCTGATGTCATATTAGGCTCCGCTAACGAATTGTCTCCATTTAATCATATTACCAATATTCTGATGTCTCCATTGAATATTACCCATAATCTCTTTTAATGTATCAACTAATGCTTTACGATATTCTATTTGCATAATAGTCTTTTGAATATCTTCATCAGCATTATAGTAGTATTCCATATCACCCTTTAGCACTTTCATGCCATGAAATGGATCAAATTCCCAACCTTCCGATTCAATTTGATCAGCAGTCATTTTGCCATTATAGTATAGCCATTTCTTTTTGAGTAATGTCTGAAGGGATTGCTCTTTGGTTTTTAAATGCAGCTTAGCTGTCATGTACTTGGACAAGTACTTTGAGTGCAGCTTAGCGGAATCACGAGACGCATCATCTAATGCCATCTCGTTAATTTCTGAGTCAATTGTCCATTCACTTAATATATCATCTAAATTCATTATATAATATTCTCTAATTTATTCGAAAAAGAACTCTGAGTATCTAAAAGAAACATCGAAAGTTAGGTATTCTTCTGCAGCAGCGGTAAATGCTAGCTGTGCTATGTTAGTGGGAAATGCATCTTTATATCTAATGCTTTTAGATACATTTGAATGCGATGAAAGGACTTGTAAGGTTATATCTTTTGTAACCGATTCAGATGATGTTACTACACTTTTCAGCCAATCAACCATTTCAATATAGGAAGTCATATCCTCATCGATAATAATTGATACTGATAATGTACCATAGCTTACTGCATCTCCAGGTATAAAGCTATTAAGTCCAGGAATGTTCAAGGTACCTTCACCAACAAATACGTCTGGATGAGATACAGCAGAACAAAAATACTCTGTATTCGGATATAAGGTACTATCTATAGCCAGCCTAAATCCCGTTGGATTTAAATAGTTCTTATTGGTTGTTAGTGTTGCCATATTACATTCTCCTATGCTACTATTTATAAGCATAAAAAAGGAGAGCCTTTCGACTCCCCTGAAAGAATGCTAAATTATAATTATTGTTATTATATTAGCATTATTCTGAACTATATGACTACAGGTTAGTAACCAAAGAAGTTCTGTAGTACACGTTAGAGTTAGCTGTTAAGCTAGTGAATGGGTTAGCAACCATTCCGTAACGTGACTTGAATCCAATCTTAGGTTGGAATGTAGCCGCGTCTTGTGCACGCATCATGGTCAATGGAACGTATGGGCAGTAGAAGATACCAGCGTCATAAGCATTTGAACCCTTATAACCAACAGTGATATAGTCTGCAGCAGCATATGGATCAACATAAACCTTCATCTTACCACCGATAACACCAGCAAAAGTATTGCCAGTAGAATCAACATTTAAGCTAGCTGATAATGCAGGGGTGTAATCTAAAGTACCAGCAGCTGCTAAAGAAGAAGCAACGTCAGCTGAACAGATTAGGAAGTTACCCTTACCACGACGAGTAGCGGTTGCGATGCCATTAGCTTCGCGCTCGATGATGTGATGTAAAGCCTTGAAACGCTCAACATTCCAACGACCATCTAGGTCACCAGAAGTTGCGGTAGCATCGATAGTACGAACGGTAGTTGCCAAAGTACCAATGGTACCAGGTTGTGCAGCCACGTTAATAGTATGGATCATCTCACGGTTCATTTCAGCAAGAATTTCTGTGCTCAAGATGTTAGCAAGTTCAGATTCAGCAGATAGGCCGTGAACAGCTTTAAGGTCTTGTGCAAGTTCCATTGAGTAAGAAGCTGCCAAAGCACGTGTCTTAGCAGTTACGGCAGTCTTGTCGATTGAGAATGCCATTTCAGCAGGAGTGATAACTTCACCAGCTGCAGTGGACATGCCAACGCCAGCAGGGTGAGAACCAGTACCAGAGAAATCAGTATCGGCTTCTGCAAGACCAAGAGCTTCTGCTCCAGATTGGTTAGTGTAGTGTGACTTCATTGCGAAGATCAAACCAGTAGGACCAGACATTGGCTGAACACCAGCAACGTCAAATGCCATCAAGTTAGGCATTGCACGACGAACTAAAGAGATCAATACGGGATCAAAGTTGTCAACGCCAGCCGCGAGGGTAGTAGTTTCGTTTACGCCACCGAAAGAAGTAGCAGAACGCTCTTCAGCCAATGCCTTTTCTTGGTTTTCTAAGATTTGTGCAGTAACAGCACGCTTATGGCTATCGCCAATTTTTCCAGCTTCTTCGCTGTTTAGGACAGGTGCCCATTTTTCTTGTAAAGTAGTCATTGAATATTCCTCTAGACTGTGTCTTATTGTGATTGTTTCATTGCATTAACATAACGCTGCATTGATACAGAGATTTCGACTTCTTCAGTCTCATCAGTAGTATCTTCTACACTGTCTGTCATAACTTCAAGCTTAGCTTCTTTGAAATACGCTTCTTTAATAGTAGAAACTTTCTCAGAGAATTGCTCAACTGAATCAAAATCGATGTCCTTAGTCAGGTCACGAAGTTTTTCTGTATCGTTAGCGGTTAGGCCTTCAGCGATATCGGTGAACCTTGCAGCACGTTCCAATACAACATTAGCTTTCTTGAGAGCGATTGACTTATCGACAGCTTCAGAAAGCTGCTCTTCAAGGTCATCTGCCTTATTAACGATCTCATCGAACATATCTTCTTTGCCTTCTGGCACTTCAATATAATGCTCTTTGAATGTAGTTTGGAGAGCTGACATAAAGTTCTCTGCGATTTCAGTACGAATACCTTTTTCAACAGCCAACTTATTATCTTCCATCCAATTTTCAACGACATACGTTAGGTAGTCATTAATCTTGCTAGTTAGATCTTCACGGATAGTAGTAGTCTCTTCGGCAAGTTTCTCGCCATAAGACTCTTCTAAACGATCAATTTCGCTAGACATTTTTGATTTAATTGCAGCTTCGAAAATGATTTGTGCTTTACCCTTAAAACCTTCAGATAACGTAGCTTCTTCGGCTGTTAGTGCATCCAAATCTTCAGTGAAATCGAATTCAATTTCTGCTTCTAATTCTTCAGTGCTATCTTCAGCCAAAGTCTCCTCGTCTACTTCAACGTCTTCAACTAGCGCTTCATCATTTTGGAGTTCTACACTCGTAATGTCTTCGATCTGATCTTCTAATACTAGATCTTCTTTTGACATAGTAATTACTCCTATATTGTTAAAGTTTAGAGAGGAAGTCTTTAAAAGCTTTCATCTGAACATTGCCGGATCTAAGATCCGATGTAGATGCTTGCTTAACTTCAGTCTCGATTTTCTCAACTTCCTGAACCAGTACTCCATTGTTCCAACACCAATCAGCGCCTTCCATGATTCCGTTAACAAACGCATCATGTGCTGATGGATCTTGAACAATGTCGACAGTGTTGAGGATATAATCCTCTGCGACATAATTATGTCCACCTTTTGATACAAGACTACCCATACCACGACTTGAGACACCCAATTTAACACCACCTTCAACAAGACCTTTTACGATCTGGCCCATAGGAGTATTAAGTATAAGTGCTTTTCCTATACAATCATTTCCTTCCCATTGGAGATTTGTGATTCTATGTGAAACTTTGTCCAGGTTAACCGTTGGACCTTCAGGATGATTTAACTCACCAACAGCCCGACCTGTGACTACTTGCTCGCTGACATAACGTTCAACGGCAGGAATTATAACTCTTCTTTCGTATATTCTGCCATTCCGATTTTTCTTCTCGGCCTGCATAAATATACCTTCTATATATACGTTCTTTTCTCCATCAACTTCTTCAGTCATAGAGGAAAGATTATTTTCTGTATACTCAGTAATTAACTTCATGGCATTATTTACCCATTAACTTTGCAAAATCTTTTGCTGACTTAACTGCTTCTTTCTCAGAAGAGTATGTATCCAGCTTATCGCCATCAACGTATACCGTAAATATACTACCTTTCTTGGTGACATGAGCATCAGCCGTATTTGGCTTTTTACCTATATCAAATGAGGTGATTAAAGTTTCGCCTTTAGGAGTCTTGAAGCTCAGCTTCAGTTCCTGTAGACTCGTCTTCAAAATCTTGAATGTTTTCATCTTCGATGCCTTCCTCATTAGTACCATAAAAATTTGTAGCTATATCGATACGTTTTGCATCAATAGCAGTTGATAATTTATCGTTTATGATATCCGTAAAGATATCTTTGGACTCACCGGCCTTAGATGATGATATTGCATCAATCAATTTGTCAATATTTGTCATATTCTTAACCTTTAATATATTTATATAATTTTCATTTTTAAGACTATACGTCTTCTGAATCTAGATCATCATCGTCATCATCATCATCGATATCTCCAGACTCTATTTCTTTAGCAATCTGATCATCGATATCTTTAATCTCTTCATCAGTTTGCATAAGAATATTCTTACGTACATACTCTCGTGAGTAATATGTACCAATATGCTCTTCCATAATACCAAGAGTCTCAACCCTTTCACGTAGTATCTCAGCATCTTTTAATTCAGCGAAGTGAACATTAGATTGGAATATAATATTAATATCGTCTTTAATATTTTCCCAATCATCGGCAGATACTACCTTCTTTAATAGAAGCTGTGTGCGTAACAAACCTATGAATATTTCTGAGAACTTACTTCTTAGCTTATTGATAAACTTAGAGAATTTAACCTCATCACGGGTAATCTCAGTAGATCTACCTACAGAGAATGAAGTCTCTTGATCTAATCTTGATATAGGTACGTTTAGAGATTTATATAACTTCTTTTGGAAGTATACAATATCATCAATCTCACCTAAACTCTGACCGCCCGGCAATGAAGTAATTTCTGTACCACGACC